TAAAATTGACGCCAGGATTTTAACATGTTAAATAATATTTGAGCTAATCGGGATAGTTCACTTATCAAAAATTAAGAGCTTAGAAATTCCTCCCTCTAAGCTCTTTTTTTATTCCAATAACAAACGGTCATCAAGACGCAAGACGCAAGACGCAAGACAATTGACCATGAGCAAAAAACAAACGGTCATCAAGACGCAAGACGCAAGACGCAAGAAACATTTAACATGTTAACGGCTGCCGAGAACATGCTCCAGGATTTTTGTCATGTCTTTCGTTTTCAATTGACAAGTGGCAAGTAGTCCTTTTTCAGATAATTCAATGGCTTGACGACCCTCAAATAAAAATAGGTCGGAGGTAGAGAGGTGCTTGACCAAGAAAAAAGACAACCCTTTTGCATTAAATAACGACATATTCCAAGCAATTTGAGAGGTTTGCAATAAAACGTGGTTGCTTTTAGTTGCTTTTAATTCAATAAACACAGATTTACCATTATGACACAAAAATGTGTCACACATTCCATTTGATACTCTGTTTTCAATTCTCTGATAATGTGTTTTTGGAGGTAGGTTTTTCTTCAATAGCAACCAAAGGTTCTTCTCTGACATCTTCTACTTTCTTAAAATTACCATCAATAAATGCATGAGGATACTCTGATCTAATTTGATTTAGTCTTGCAACAATTTCTTCTCGACTAAGTTTATCTAATTGATGGATATGATTTTGTTCTCTTCGATCAACTGTTAAACCACCTAATGCAGATCTTGTTTTCTCTGCATTTATTGATGCAGAAAATTGTCCCTCTTCTTCTGCTTTGTGTGATAGCTCAGATAATCTTTTCAATTGACCAATTAAAGTCACTCCATATCTTCGTTCTCTTTCATCTCGAAGTTCTTTTATATATTCAGTAACTAATGGAAAGTGTTTTCCATTTAACATTCTTGATGCATGAAATTTAGCACTATCCTCAGAATAACCACTTTTAATTGCACATTGTCGAGCAGAATAAATACCCTCGACATAATGTTTAGCAAACTCTTTTTGTCTTGCAGTAAGTTTTGTTTTATTTCCCATGAAAACTAATATAAGGGATTTTCACAACCATTTCAATTCAGAAAAATAAAAGTCTTATGTGTGTGCATTTAGATTGTAATAAAGCTCAATTGTCAATGAATAGGTGTGAAAACGTGAATAAACTGTGAAAATTATTTGATAGTGGATAAGGGATAGAAGACAGTTTTCACACTTTCACACTTTCACACCTATTTTCTCAAAAACTTTTTCAAATTTATTTTCGTTGTGAAAAACCCTATATAGTAGATATAATTGCAATTAAATGTAAAAAAGTGTTTGACATATATAATTACTAAGTTTAAACTAAAAATAATGAAAAATAAATTGGAGGTGTAAATGAATACATACAATAAATTATCAAGACTATATCAGAGGTGGTTACAAAGAAATAGACTTAATCCTCTGATTAGTGCAGACGATCTTTTATATGACCATCATTGTGGGAATATAACTTTATCAAACATTCAAGAAAAATGGATTAGAAAATTTGTTAATGTTTGGTGGAAAGCAGAAGAGCATGAATTTGAGAAAAGTAAAACTGACCAAGATAAAATCGGAGAATTATGGAATGAATATCTTTATCGTGACAAAAGATCATTCAACGAATATTTTTCTGAGGAATTTGGATTTACTTGTAACGAGGGTATTACTTACAAGCAGATGCTAGTCTTGTGTCAGAAATTACTTAATACTGAAAACAAAACATGGAGGAAGTAAAATGATCAATGGTCAATTGAAAATTATGCAAGACACATCTGCAACATTACAGTTTGAATGTGAAGAATGTGTTGGAGAGGGATACATTCCCATAAGCAATGAAGAAGTTGTAACATGCAAAGAATGTGGTGGTCGAGGATGGACAGAAAATTTATCCTCGATACCTCAAGATTTATTTATCAGAATAGGGAGTAAATGATGGGTAGAGGATACAGTATTAGAAAAAATGTTTATGTAAACAGACATTTACATGCAGTTGCTATAGACAGAGTAAAAAAAGCATTTGGAAAAAAATATTATGATGATCCAGATGGAACAGAAAGAGAGCCAGAGTTAGATGAAATTTTGTCAATCTTTGTTGTTCTGTTTGATGAGAAATATGGAGGAGTAAAAAATGAAAAAATTATATAATGTATTTTATGTTAACAACGATCAAGGTGGGTTTGAAGATTATAAAACTTATGAAACGACCACAGATAATTTTGATAAGTGGTTAGCAGAACATAATGCCAAAAGAAAAGCAGAGGGACACAGAATAGAAGATGCAGACGAATTTTCAGTAGAACTAATTAATCTGTCTTTGTATAAAGTGGAGAATGAGTAATGAAAAATAGAAACATATCTCATAGTGATAATTGGGAAACTCCAAAGGAATTATTTAATTCTCTTGATGCAGAGTTTGGTTTTGACTTTGATCCATGTCCTTTGAATTGCACTGACTTTGATGGTTTACAAATAGAGTGGGGAAAATCGAATTTTATTAACCCTCCCTATAGTCAAAAATTAAAAGAAGCATTTGTAAAAAAAGCGATTGAAGAATCAAACAAAGGTAATCTTTGTGTTTTACTTCTTCCAGTAAGCACAAGCACCATTTTATTTCATGATTATATTTTACCTAATGCAATTGAAATTAGATTTCTTAGAGGTCGTGTAAAGTTTAAAGGTTACAATACTTTTGGAGAGTTAGTGGATAATAAAGTAGGTATGCATGATAGCATGGTTGTAGTTTTAAATAACACTTGCAAAGACTTGTAATTTAATTTATTAATATTATATATGTGTAAAGGAGTTCAATAATGAGTAGATTAAAAGATTTATTGATTAGCATTGAGGAACATATTGGAGAGTTACTCAATGAAGATGGATTGACGAATGAACAAGCATTAAAGGTTATCGAGCAAGAAAAGTTCGTGGTCGGTGGTCAGACGTTCAAAGGCAAGTTTGTTCGACAATGTGCAGAGCAGATCATAAAAGATAATATAGATGATTTGTATAATAAACCATATCTAGAAGTTATTAATGGAGGAAAAAATGAAGATTAATAAACTAGAATTAAAAAATATCTCTTACTACGAGAGAGGGAGTGAAGAAACTCCATGCTATAATGCAACAGTATATGTCAATGGCAAGAAAGCAGTTGAGGTATCAAACGATGGTCGAGGTGGATGTGATAGACAACATACCTATCCACAGTTCATGGAAAAATGGGATGGCGAAAATGTTTACCGAGCTCTTAATGAATATTGTGTCAAAACATTTGGTAGTAAAAAGTATGAATGGGGAGAGGTAGATATTGATCTTGAGCATTGGTGTCAAAAGAAACTTTATGAGCATGTTGATCAGAAGAAACTTAAAAGAGATATGAAGACTAAATTTATTTGTGTGGATATAGATAAAAATGAACTTTATGCCTATGCAAAAAAAGGTCATTCAGATGTAGCATTTCAAAATCATATGGATAAAAATCATCCCAATGATACTTGCTTAAACTTTTTACAATTTGATTTGGCATGGAAATTTTATAACGGAGTTGTGTAATGAACGATTTACAATGGTTAAAGTTAGATGTATCTCTTTCACATTATGTAGGAAAGTTATTAGAAAGAACAATTGATCTTGCAGATGATAAAGAGCTACAAAAATATCATCAATTTAGAAACGATGTAGAACAATTAATTACCAAATATTATGGAGGAAACAATGGGTAGATATTATAATGGAGATATTGAGGGTAAGTTTTGGTTTGCAGTCCAATCAAGTGATGATGCAGATTTTTTTGGAGTGCAAGGTTGTCCCCCAGATAATTACTTAGAATATGGTTTTGATGAAGATAATTTATCTGATGTAAAAAAAGGTTTAGATGAATGTCTTGAAGAGTTAGGCAAAAATAAAAAAATTCTTGATGATTTTTTTGAAGAAAAAGAGGGTTACAATGATGCTATGCTCGTCAAACCATTAGGACTTAATAACGAAGATGAAGTAAAACCCATTTTAAAATGGTATGCAAGGTATGAACTTGGTAAACAAATTTATGATTGCATAGAAGAAAATGGTCAATGTCATTTTGAGGCAGAGTTATGAATAGAAAATATAAAAAGAAAATACCAAACATAACACATAACGGTATAATAAATGTTTGGGACTATGTGTCATTTGAAGATTATCCAAATGAATATGGCAAAAGAATTTACCTAGATATACAAGGATTAGTAGGTGCATCAGAACATGAACTACAAAGTAATAAAAGATATAAAAACTTTGAGGTTGAATCCTATGGTGTAAAAAGGTGGGAGTATTAGATGCTCAAACATCTTGATTTATGTAGTGGTATTGGTGGGTTTGCTCTTGGATTTAAATGGGCAAACCTATCCAAACCAATAGCATTTTGTGACTTTGATATACCATGTCAGAAAGTGTTAGCAAAAAACTTTCCAAATATTCCTATTTATAATGATGTAAAGGAGATAGCAAATGACCCAGGAAAATTTATTCGGCAACCTATCGGAGTCCTTAGTGGAGGATACCCATGTCAACCATTCTCGACAAGTGGCAAAAGACTCGGATCGGAAGACCCTCGACACATCTTTCCGTATATCCATGAAATTGTTAAACAAGTTAGACCCTCTTATTGTGTTTTCGAAAATGTATATGGGCATGTCTCCATGGGACTTGACGAGGTATTGTTTGCAATGGAAAACCTTAACTACCAAACGAGGACATTTGTTGTTTCGGCTAGTAGTATCGGAGCGAGACACAAAAGAGATAGAGTCTGGGTCATCTGTAAAAACTTGGGCGACTCCTACTACTATGGATTATCTTCCTCCGAGGTCTCCAGAAGCAACGAAGAGAATGCAAGAGGGAGCGAGGAAAGGTCGGAAGAGACCAAGCAATCTGAGGGAGCAAGTCGATCCAAAGACAATGGAGATGTATCCAACTCCAACGACAAAGGGGTTCGGTCATGCCTCGGAGGGTCAGACAATGATATTCAGAAAGAAAGTGGAGAGGGGAGAACTGACAGAGAAAGAGGCACAATCTATGATGAATGGGGTAACTTTAAGACCACCGAGGATGGAGGAGTGGAAGTTCCCAACTCCAAATTCAGGTCTAAAGAAACACTCTTACAATGGAAACAACGAGTATTACGAGAAACGATTGAAAGATGGGAGACAAGTGGATCTCACAATGAAGATGTATCAGACCGAGAAAGACGCAAGACTCAATTGCGATTGGGTGGAGTGGCTAATGGGGTATCCTATTGGATGGACGAACCTAGAGGAATCCCAAGAATCACAACGGAACAACAAAACAGAGCAAACAGATTAAAAATGTTGGGGAATGCAATAGTTCCTCAACATGCCTATCATATAGGACTAGCAATCAAGGAGGATATTAAGTGTCAAAACCACACAGTTTAACTTTTAAAAATATTGAACGATTAAGAAATCTTTATGAACGACATTGTGAGCTTTTAGATTTAAAATTTCGTGAAGATATTGCAGAACAAAGGGGTGTGTTACTAGGTCTTGATATGATATTAGAAATAGCACAAAGTATAGAAGATTTTGAAGAGGATATAAGGAAAATTGAAAAAGGTAAGAAATATGGTAAAATGAAAAAATGATGGAGCAAAAAATGACAAGTGGAAACGAAAGCACTTACTTAAAAAATGAATCCGTCATGGCAGAAGAACAATTGTCATGGAACGAGGCAGTAAGTAAAGTTGCAAGAGTAGTAGAAGATGTTTGTAAAGATTACGATAAACAAGGACATCCTTATTATTCTAAGTTTTTGAGAGAGGCATTTCAAAGACTATTGAAAGGATAATGATGTTTAAAGCGATTATCATAGTTTGTTCTATGTATACGCAACCCAAATGTGTTGAAATTCATGATATTATTGAACCGAAGGGATATATTACAGAAAAACAATGTGGTGCTAGACTTGGCGAAATGATGGTAGAAATAAGACCAAGACTACACTTTCCTCACACAATGCACATGCAATGTAAAAAAATAGGAGAGAAGACATGAGAAAGAATATAAAAGTAATAGATGAAATAATTAAGGATCTAGAAGAGAGAGCAATTGAACTAGCAACTGTTGGAGAAGAAGAGAGAGCAGAGCAAAGCAAACTTTTAGCATCTAAATATAAAGATTTAAAAAATAATGCACACATAACAATTTATGGAAAGGAAAAAGTAAATGATTGATTTACCAAGAGACCAAACTGTTTTAGATGAAGAACAAATAAAAGAACATTGTTCTGCGAGATGTCCAAGATGCCAGGGTGTTTTAAAAACTGTAGAAATACATGGACACACACAATGTATTATTTGTAAGGCAGTAGTAGAAGAATGTTGTCAAGGTCAACAAAGATGAAAGATAACATTATAAATTTTGAGTCAATTCGCAAGACAAAAGATCCCGTTGCAAGAATCTGTAATGTGGCATCAAAAGAGTTTGAAAATCTTTTAATTATAGGAGAAGATAAAAAGGGTCAATTGAAATTGGTTACCACAATAGAAGAGAATGCCGATATGGTATATATGATGGAAATAGTAAAACTTGGATTAATTACAAAAGGAATGGAGGAAGATAATGAACACTAAAATTCATTTACAAGCGAGTTTAGATGAAGTAGTAGCTTATATAAGGGGGGATATTAATTTAGAAGAGGCGACAGAGAGGTTGAGACAACTTGGACACACTAAAAAAAGTGCAGATAAAGTTCTCAGAAACACTGATAGAAATAACATCTTCAGTTTTCAAACAAAATCCAGACTTGGCGATAGTTCAAGCGAGGAGGATGTGGGAAATAAACAAACCGATTGACATAATTAGTTTTATGTGTGGAATGGAAATTCCCGTCATTAGAATGTTGGCAGTGGGTTTGGAGTGGAAAAGAAAAAAGAAAGAATGGTGGGAAGTTAAGTGGTTTGGACCTTGGTTAACGGCAGATGAAATGAAAAACTGTCTTGAATCAGATTTTAGTTCTCAAAATTATGATGTTGCACCAGACGAAAATGAAGGAAAATATAAAAAAAAATATATTATTAGAAGTTCGGCAGCATCAACTTTGTCTTGGATGAATGATACATATACATGAGCAAAAGTCAGAAAAGAAAAATAAGTCCAACGAAACATAAAAAAATTAAAAGACAAATCTTTAGTGACAAAAAAATTAAAAGGGGTTGTCAGTTTGTTATTTTAAATTTGTTTGGTTGGAAGATTAGATGTGGATATAATGAAGATGCAAGTAAATTAGATTGGCATCATGTATCTCCAGGTCAAAAATATAAACATGATAATGGTAGAAGATTATCGATAGGAGAAATGATATCGAGAGGATTGAATAAAGATTTAATAGAGGCAGAAACAAATAAATGCATTGTGTTATGTAGAAAACATCATGCAGAAGTTGAAATGAAAAAGGGAGGAAAATAAAATGCACTTTAAATATAAAACAATGCCATATCAACATCAAAAAGATGCGTTGATGCGTAGTTTCAACAAACGGAACTACGCATACTTTATGGAGATGGGGTGTGGCAAGTCTAAAGTTCTGCTTGATAACATAGCATGGCTTAGACTTCAAAAACAAATTGACTCTGCAATTATTGTAGCTCCTAAGGGAGTTTATAGAAATTGGGAGTTAGCAGAAATACCGAAACATTTTTTAGACGAAATTGAACATGAAGTTTTTACCTGGAGAGCTAATCCAAATAAACAACAAAAAGAAAGTTTAATTCGTGCAGTAAAAGACAAATCAAAGTTTAGACTTCTGTTAATTAATGTTGAGGGTTTTGCTACACCAAAAGTAAAAAAATATACTGAAGCTTTTATAAAGAACTCTAATTTTATGTTGGCAGTGGATGAATCAACAACTATAAAGAACCATCAAGCGAAGAGAACAAAGGCATTAATTAGTCTTGGAAAACAAGCAAGTTACAAAAGAATATTGACGGGTTCTCCCGTTACAAGATCACCTATGGACTTGTTCTCTCAGTGTTTATTCATGAGTCAAAATTTATTAGGGTTTGATTCTTATTGGTCTTTTCAAGGACGATATGCCGTTATGAGAAGACAACAAATGGGAGCACATGCGTTTAATCAAGTTGTTGGATATAGAAACTTAGAAGAGTTAGCACAAAGATTAAAAACTTTTTCATTTAGAGTTACAAAAGAAAATGTTTTAAAAGATGTGCCACCGAAAATTTACACAACAAGAGAAGTTAGTTTGACTACAGAACAAATGCAACACTATCAATCAATGAAGAAACACGCATTGACAGTGGTCAATGATGAATTAGTGAGTGCCACTGAAGTCATGACACAATTAATTAAACTTCAACAATTACTTTGTGGTTTTATTGTAACTAATGACGGAGAAACCATTGAAGTTAAAAGTAATAGAATAAATGCCATGTTAGATGCTATCGAGGAGATGAGTGGCAAGGTTATTATTTGGGCAAGGTTTCGTAAAGATATTATAACGATAACGGAGGTCTTGAGAAAAAAGTATGGCTACAAGTCAACTGTGGATTATTTTGGAGATACTTCAGAAAAAGATAGACAACATGCAATTTTGGGTATTGAAAATGATCCAGAGGTTAGATTTTTTGTCGCTAATCCTCAAACAGGAGGTAGAGGTTTAACCTTGGTCAAGGCGACAAATGTAATTTATTACTCTAATGATTTTGATTTAGAAAAACGAATTCAATCTGAAGATCGTAATCATAGATCGGGACAAACAAACCAGGTTGTTTATGTTGATTTGATAGCAAAAGGCACGATTGACGAATATATTGTTAATGTTTTACACAACAAAATTGTTTTGGCGGGCAAAGCTCTCAATGAAGAGGCAAAGAAATGGTTACAAATTTCTCCAAAAAAAAGTTATTAGCTGTTGAAAATTAAAATAACATACATTATATAAGTAATATGTTTTTACAAGGAGTGAACATGCAAAAA